CTACTAAAAGCTTATAAGATACAGTAAGGTTGTTAGACTCATATCTAACACCTCCCTGTGTAAAAGAACTTGCCCCTAGTACTTCACGCGTACTAGGGGCTTTTGTTTGTGTATTGACACACATCTATTTGCGTGGTAAAAACTGTTTATTGTTCAATAAAGAGCAACGGAGGTATGCATGAATAATATTACACCACTTTTTTCTCAAAAACCAAATAGACCAGAAGCATTTAACAGTGATTCTGAGTTATACTTTGATGTATGGGAACGACCAGCATTTTTTCAAGGAAGAGACGTTGGTGTTTACTATGGAGACAGTAATCATAAACATATAGTACGTATGTGGGATGGATCTCCGCTATCTATAGGACTAGTAGGCAAAAATTATAAACTATTAAAGAATCAAGAATTGTGTGAGAGTATTGAAGATACTTTCATGGATAGCTTGACGAGTGAGGAACTACATGGAGTTAGACGAAGAGATAGCGTGTCATACATGGGAGGTACATCTTTCAGAGATTACATCTTCCCGAACATTAAGGTGGATCTCAAAGGAGGAATCTCCGATATCGCCTTTCGAGCTATCGTTATTAACGGGTATGATGGCTCATCCTCTTTCAAGTTTTACCACGGAGCTATCGACTTCTTCTGTACAAATGGCATGGTCACAGGATCATATGATATGATTACTAAGAAGCATACATCAGGATTATCTATACCAAGAATGACTGATAGATTACGAGTGTCTATAGATATATTCTATAAACAAGCAGAACAATGGAGTCATTGGATTGGAAAAGAAATATGTGATGAACACGCGGAAGAATGTTATCGTGCCATGCCCAATGTTAGTGAAAAAAGAGTGCAACAACTCATGCGACAATTTCGGATCGAGGTACAATCTCACGGAAGAACAGTATGGGCATTGTATTCAGCGGCTACCTTCTACGCAACCAGTAATAGTGGAGACTTCACTGTTAGGGAAACTGGCAACGATCATCGAGCGTCTACTATTATGAATAGAGAACAACAAGTTAGAAGTTGGATTAATACTGATGAGTTCTTAGAATTAGCAGCATGATGGAGAAGCAAATGCCTGAAGAATTTGAACATGATTTAATAGGTATTCTACAAGAACATTATGGTAAAAGTTATTATTATCAATGGGATAGTGAAGAGGATGGATTTTATGTCCGAGTAAGAGTATGGAAGAAGGAAACAAATGCTTAAAGAAAGTCTTAATGATAGTGATGAAAGAAGAAAAGATCTGTTTAAAGCATGGTTACATTCATGTCCTCATGGAGCATTTCACTCTATTGAACATACTTGGGATGATGAAGCTACTCTAGGATTTCATGTAGACTTTGCACTCATTAGAAATGGAGCTGAGTAATTATGACTAAATATATTATAGTTAGTATCTTAGCATTATGGTTATCAGCATGTAGTAGAGGTCATGATGGTGGTAACTATGCTTGGATAGGATGTCATGTTGTTACTGATAACCCTCATTGTTATCCTGATAAAGATAAGTGTGTGTTTGCTTTTGGTCCAGAAGGAGATAAGAAAGCTGGTCAACGGATCTATTGGAAACAAGAAGATAAATATGGTAAAACTGGCCCTATTATGACGGCTCGTCCGTGTCGAGATGACGAATGATGGTTAGTGCAGCTGTCTTGTGCTTGGCTTTAAATATATATCATGAAGCACGTAACCAACCTGTTATAGGACAGATAGCTGTATCAGAAGTAGTACTTAATAGAGTGTTAGACGAAGCATATCCTAATAATATTTGCGATGTAGTTCATCAAGCTAAGTATGAAGAAGGAAGTAACTTACCAATAAGAAATCAGTGTCAATTTAGTTGGTACTGTGATGGTAAAAGCGACAAGCCTACAGATATTGATGCGTATAGATGGGCAATAATGTTATCAGGTAGAATATTATCTGGTGAATTTGCTCCACTAACAGGTGGTTCAATACATTATCATAATACTAAGGTAGCACCAGAATGGAAATTGCGAAAAGAAAAGGTTACACAAATAGAGGATCATATATTTTATAAGAGAAAATAGGGGATGTAAGTAATGCGAAATGAACACAACAAAGTTGTTAAATTAATATCAGATATGACAGCTGATGTAGCTGATGTAGTAGACAAAGCGTATAATGATCTGTCTAACATGTTTGATATTGATGATCGTGATAATGTGACTGTTGAAACAGCATATAATAGACACAATGCTATGGTCTGGCACAAATTATCATCAGTATTAGGTACTAAGTATAAGAAAGCAGCTGATGATTCTAAGAAAGCATTGGATATTTTATCTACAAAAGAATCTATTCCAAATGATACTGTATATATATTTGATTCTAATGTTTTTCTTTATAGTAAAAAACAGAATAGAAGTAGTTCAAGTATAGTTGTTAAGGATTTAATAACTGAACTCTCTCGGTTGGGGGTGGAAAAATCTGTGCTTGATGAAGCTGTGAGTAAGGCTACTACAGAAAGACGAGGAAATGTTTATTATAATGTGGAGATATTAGATGGTCACAACGTCGTCAACATCGAAAGCTGATACACCTATCAGTCTTGCTGATCTAACTAAGATGAGTGAGAAAGAACGTGATGACTTGCTCATTCAAATTCGTGAAAGAAGATTACGATCAGTAGTTATCTATGAAGAATTATCATTAATGAAAGCTGAAGCAAGGAAAGAACAGTTAGAAGGCCAGCTTACTAAGGCTTTAGAAATGTTCAACAAAGACTTAGTGCGCGTAGACAAAGCACTAACATCATTAGAAACTCGTGCAGTTAAATTGCGTAGCATAGAATTGGAGATAGAACAGTTATGAAGGGCAGAGAAGTAAGAGAACTATTAAACAGTACTCAAGATCCTAAGTTAATACATTGCATAGCAAGTATAGCAGAGGAAAATTCAGCAATAAATGTAGAGATGCATGCGTTAGCAAAGTTACTTGATCAGATAACTGATGTGTTAGGAGGTATAACAGAAACTATGGGCGAAATTAAAGATGCATCAGTACCTAAGAAGAAGAAGAAGAAATCATGAGTAACTTCGAGTTAATATCTTTAGAGACAAGGATGGCAACAGATGAAGACAAACATTTACCTACCTATGATCATACTAAACTTAGTGCTATCAACACTTGTCCTACGTGGGGTATCTTACGTTATACACATCACAAGAAGATGCCCGGATCAAGTAGAGCGATGGCGTTGGATGCGGGATCGGCAGCACATGAAGCTTTCTCAGCGGTACGCTTATATCAGTATGAGAAATTCCAATGCACTAACTCAACACAAAGGGGTAATGCAAGGTTCCATGCTAATAGATTATTTGGCAAGGAAAGGAGTGAGCGTATCTACAATGTACTGTCGGACACTGCAACACATAGAACTAATTGTATTAACTTCGCGCTTGAAACCTTGGAAAGTGGAGACTTCTATGACGACATCTCAGACAATAGACGTACTATATCCAACATCTCTGAATCCTTAATAGCTTATATAGATGCATATGATATGGAACGATATCCTATTTGGGTAAGAAATAAGAAAGATCCAAAGACAGACATAGGAATAGAAATCCCTTTTGATATTGTAGTAGACATACAATATAAATATAAAGATAGAGTTCCACATGAGCTTTCTCCCATATCATTTATGAAAGTAAGATTTACTGGCATATTAGATGGGCTTCATTGGAATAAAGATGATCTAATAATAATAGAAGAAAAGACAGGGGCCAGGTTAGACGATAGTTGGCTATCACAATGGATCTTATCTCATCAAATTACTGGTTATTGTATAGCTACTTCTACATTTACTAATACTAAGTGTGATCATGCATTAGTATCTGGCATGAGAATACCAATAGGTAAAGTACCAGCTGAAGGTATTCGTAGAGAGTATGTAAATAGATCTCCCTTGTTGTTTGAGAAATGGGCTAACTGGTTTGTTACATCTGTAGAAATGGAAAATACTTGGAGAGATGATGTGGTACAAGCTCCTATGTATACACACTCTTGTAATAGATACTTTAGAAGTTGTTCTTTTCTTCCTTTTTGTTCTGAAGATTCTATAGAAAACAAATTAAGTATCATAGATGAAATGGAGAATGACGAATGGAATCCTCTAAGCCAGTAGAATTTGTCTTATATAGAAACAATAGTAATACATATCTAATAGATAGAAAACATAATGGTGAAAGTATTCGCGTATGTACTACAAGTAGTCGTGCTATTGCTGATCACTTAATGAATTTACTAACACGAGGAGATGAATATGCCAAGTACGCCAACGAAAATGTCCCTTGGGACAGTTGAAGTTACTACACCTAAGACACAAGTAAATCGTATGTCTACTATTATATGGGGTCCAAGCGGTTCAGGTAAAACCACCCTAGCTGCTACTGCTCCTAGACCTATGTTATATGTTAACTTTGATCCTGACGGTACTAGTTCTCTTATGGATCAGGATGACATATATATTGCAGACTTTAGTATGGAGAATCCTAATAAAGTTGTTACATTCAAACATGACAATGCTGGCGGTATTAAACAGATACTAGATGATCATCCAGATATTAAAACTGTAGTGTTTGATTCTATTACTAGCTTCAATGAGATGTCATTACGTTATGCTGTATCAGAAGTTCGTGGTGCTACTATGGAAGCTCCAACATTACAAGGTTATGGCAGACGTAACTCTTATACTATGCAAGGTATTATGTCTGTTATTAAAGTTACAGGTGCATTAGGTAAACATTGTATATTTGTTGCACACGAAGATTCACCACAGAAAGATGAGTTATCTGGTGCTATGATGGTAAGCATCTTAGTGGGTGGTAAAATGCAATCAGAAATTCCAATCAAACTATCAGAAGTTTGGCATATGGAAGACACAGGGAAGGCTAGGAAAATTACTATACGATCTTCCCGCCTTCGCAAGCCTATGAAAAGTCGGATGTTTGTACAGAGTGGAGATAGTGATTTCACTTGGGACTTTAATCCAGAGTCATGGGAAGGCGAAGGTATTGAGGCGTGGTATGATGCGTGGAACAAGAATGGTGGTAAAAAGATTCCTTTACCATAGAAATACTACAATTAGTAGGCAACAGAATTTTAGGTACTGTATAAAGGGGCTGGACAGTATCTAGAATAATAGTAAACTTATCAGTTCCAATTTCAACAACTTACACAAAGGAGGACATTAATATGTCTGAAGAACTATCTAGTGTCGTAGAATACTCTATCGACCTTAACAAGCAAGAGCAGCCAGAGCCTCTACCAGCTGGCAAGTATACTGGTGTAATCAGAAATGCAGAAGTTAAGGAATCACAACGTGGTACTATGTATTGCGCTGTTAGTTTCCACATTGGCGCAGATCAATTCCCTGCAGATTACAAAGACGGTAATGATGACGGTATGACACTTGTATATCGTCGTGTCGGTCTGGAAGATAACCCTCAAGCACGTTTTGGTACTAAGAGATTCATCGAATCTATTGGAGCACCTTTATCCAAGCGTATTGATGTAACAGAATGGGTCGGTATGGAAGCTGCCCTTGAAGTTACTCATGAAACTTATGAAGGCGTAACACGAGCATCTATTGACCGTGTTCAAGCTGCTTAAATAATTTTACTCTCAACTTGGGGCGTTAGTATGCAAGTACTAACGTCCAATTTTTTTACGAGGTTGTTATGGCAGAAGAAAAACCAAAGTTTACACGTACTGCTCGTCCCGTATATGTCATTATGACAGTTAAAGATGATGATGGCAATGTTATGGATGTAGCAAAAGAAAATGTTACCATTTTAAGTGTCCATAAAAATTCAGATGAATTACTTGATGTTTTAGATGGAGGAAGCTTGGCAAAAGGCACATTTTATAAACGTATTGCTCTAGCCTAGTGTTTTTTGGTAGATCATTGTTTGACACACAAGCAATGATCTGCTAAAAAGAGAAATGTCTTACGAACCACCACTTCAAATCACAATATCAACTCCAAATACCATACCTATTGGCTTCGGTCCCAATTCCACAGGTAAACGGGGCGGTAATCTTCGTGTTCGTTGTACTGATAATGAGTATGACGCGATTAAGCATGAAGCAGAACTCCTTAATATATCCCTAGCAACATTTACTCGTTGGTGTGCTACTCATGTAGCTCAAAAATTATCCCAACACAGGGAAACACAATCCACGAGTAACATAATTGGAGAAGATAATGAGTCTAGCAATAGCAACAATGGAAGAGCCAACAGAAACAGATAGCAATGAAATTATATTAGATGATACTCAACAATTAGCTGTTGATGAGTGTTGTGATATAAAGAAAAGAATAGTAGCTGTCACAGGTGCAGCTGGCACAGGCAAAACCACCATACTACAAAATGTTTATCGTACTTTGTACGAACAAAATCGTGAAGTTGTTTTATGTGCTCCAACAGGTAAAGCAGCCAAACGTATTACAGAAGCTACTGGTATTCCAGCAATGACCATTCACAGGTTATTAGAATACCCTCACCCCGGTGAACGTGACGAATTAACAGGTAAAACATTAATCACTACCGATCCTAAACGTGATCGTAACAACCCATTAGATGCAAAAGTTATACTCGTAGATGAGTATGCTATGGTTAATGTAGAAGTACATCGTAACTTGTTAGATGCCATGCCTTGTGGCGGTATCATTCGTATGTTCGGTGACGCTAATCAATTACAACCTATTGAAACTAATAAAAGATTAGCCAAAGAACCCTCCCCATTCATTAAGATGTTAAATAAATTTGATGGCATTAAGTTGCAGACTATTCATCGACAAGCTGGTGATAGTAACATCATCTTCAATGGCAAACGTATCATAGAAGGTACTGTACCATTAAAGAAAGAAGATTTTGCTATTAAGATTAGTGATGAACCAGTAGAAACTATACTAGACTTTATCCAAGAAAATTTAACAAACAAAATTGACTATGGCATTACTACTAATCAAATCATTTCACCTACCAAAGTAGGTTGGGTAGGTTGTGAAGCACTTAATGCTGCCATTCAACAATTACTGCAGCCGGGAAACAAAGATTATATCCTTGCTGAACGTCAGAAGTGGAGCAACATTGAAGAGCAACGATTCTATATAGGTGACAAAGTTATCTTTACTGTTAACAACTATGCTATCGGTGTGTTCAATGGAGAGACAGGTATCATTACTAAGTTCTTAGATAATGGTGGTATTATTGTAGACTTTGGCGACAAAGATATAGATATACCAGTGTCATTAGAGATGGAAGGTAGACATGGTACTTACTATATGAACCCACAAAAAGATTTAGACCTTGCTTATGTTATCACTACTCACAAGTCACAAGGTAGTGAGTATGATCGTGTTTGTTATATCATGAATAGATCTAGGTCTTACTTACTTAATAGAAAGAATTTCTATACAGCAATCAGCAGAGCAAAGAGTCATGTTACTGTTATCACTGACTCTAAAAGTCTCAATCTTAGCTTATATAAAAAAGGAGATAAGTAATATGACAGATACTGATGGAAATTTAGACATATTATCTGAAGCACTAGCTATAGTACGAACAAGAGAGAAAGCATATGGAGAAGCATCAGAAAATTTAGAACTTATTGCTTCTTTATGGTCTATGTATTTAGGTGTAGGTATTAATTTACATAATAAAGATGTAGCTCTTATGATGATATTGCTAAAAATTGCAAGAGCTAAACATCCATTATTTCATAAAGATAACTACGTAGATATAGCTGGTTATGCTGCCATTGCAGCAGAACAAGACGAACAAGGAATTTAATATGGCTGATACAGTATCAGAAGCATGGCTTATGCGCGAGTTTACTACTAGGGCTAAAGCCTGTTTGTTAACTGTTAACTGTTTAGGATGGGGCGATCTTAATAGTGAGATCTGTATCATTGGTGAAGCTGTTAATGAACATGAAGCTGCAATGAAAATGCCTATGGTAGGTGGTCGTGGTAGACTACTATGGGACACACTACGTCCATTAAATATAGAACGATCAGATTGTTATGTTACTAACGTGGTAAAAAAGCAAACATCTATGTCTTCTAAAGTAGATGCCAAAAGTCCTGTTAAAAAATCAGAGATAGAACATTGGGAAGGCTTATTAGAATGGGAGTTAGATCACTTACCCAATCTTAAATACATTCTTTGTCTTGGCAACTTTGCATTACATGCTTTAACTAATGAAGAAGGTATTACCAAGTGGCGTGGTTCTGTCTTTGATTGTAAGGTAGGTAGACAACAACGTGTTGTTAAAGTAATTGTATCTAATGAACCCGGACATATCTTACGTAATCTTTCTATGGAACCTATGTACAGATTTGACTTAGCTAAACTCAGGAGAGTAATGGATGGAAAATTCAGACAACATAATATTAACGGAATCATTAACCCAAGTTATGACGAAGCTATCAGATATATCGATAAGCTTGAGCGAGACAGTGAACCAATTGCTTTTGATATCGAAATTATTGCCAACGAAACAGCCTGTATTGGATTTGCCAACAATGCCTATGAAGGAATATGCATTAACTTCCGCGACGGATCTAAAAACAGGTACGATCTACAACAAGAAAGACTTCTGCGTGATAGAATCCAACGATTCTTTCATAATAAAAGTAATAAATTCATAGCACAAAACGGTTCGTTTGACTGTGGTTGGTTATGGTTCAAAGATAGAATACGTGTTCCAGAATTATGGTTCGATACTCTATTAGCTCATCATACTTTGTACCCTAGTATGCCACATAACTTAGGTTACTTAACTGCCCAGTATACTGATCATCCATACTACAAAGATGAAGGTAAAACTTGGCGCGAAGGAGGTAACATCAATCAGTTCTGGCATTACAATGTCAAAGATTGTTGTATTACATGGGCTGTGCATAAACAATTACATAAAGAATTAATCAGCCAAAAACTAAATGAGTTCTACTTTTCTCATGTGCAGCGACTACAGTCTCACCTAGTACGTATGCAAGTCGGTGGTGTACTAGCTGATATTTCACTAAAAGATAAAATAGCAACAGAACTCAAATCAGAATTAGATGATCAACTCAAAGACTTCCACAAAAAAGTACTCAAGCTTACTGGTGATCGTAGCTTTGTACCCAACCCTAAATCTCCCAAACAATTACAAGAGTTATTCTTTGCTACTCTTAATAGTGATTTTGAGGTCACAGAAAAGGAGGTTTTGAGGTTTTGCGAGTTAACTAGTGTGATTTTTAGAAATTCTGGAGAGTGTCCTGGAAAAGACATTG